TGCACCGTCATGCTCTCGGTGAGCACCTTCGTGTAGGCGCGCAGTGCCGTCTCATTCACCGTCATGGGCTCTGAGATAGCCTTCTGGATGAACTTCGTCATGGCTTCGTCCACGGCCATGCTTTCAGTGGGCACGACCTTGGTGACGATTTTGACCAGCGCCTCGTTCACCGTCATGGACTCGGCCATCTGAGCCTGGAGCCACTTGAATGCGACCAGCGCCTCGGCGGGTGTGAGGCTTTCCAGCATGACGTGTGAGACGATGCGCACCACAGCCTCAGCCGGTGTCTCGGATTCGGCGACGACTTTTGTGATAGCGCGCCGTAGTGCTTCATTCACCGTCTCGGATTCCGTGAGCACCCGTGTCGGTGTGCGACCAGCGGCTTCGCTCACTGTCATGGACTCCGATAGCGTCACGGTGACATAGGCTCCGCCAGCAGCAGCCTTAAATGTCGCGATGCATGCTGCCCAGTCGCGGCTATCGATGCTGTTCTTGGAGGCAATGCCGCCTGTTGTGGCGGTGACAATCTTGGTGGCGGCTGCTACCGTGATATTGGTGAGAGCGTTACCACCTGTTGTGCCGAGTCTCTGGCCGTTGTCAGTAGTCTGGTTAGCGCCGGTGTCCCATGTTCCTGCCGCGTCGCCATTAGGCCCCTCAGTGCCTATACAGCCAACAAGGAGTTCATCTGTCTGGGCGAGGGTTGCTGTCTGTGTTGATGTTGGTGTCGTGCTTGTTCCTATGCTGTACGCAGACTTGTCAAAAGCTGCGCTCGTAGCCAAACCACTAACTTTGTATAGTGCCGCCGCCATTGCTACAGGAATAGGATTCCAGTCGATAACCACATCCCCAGTAGCCCCCGCCACATTATGGAGACTATGTATTGCGCTATGTGCAACTGTATCGTTGACTAAGTTAACTGCTCGGACATTTTGTGCTAAGGTTTGGCCGTTCCAGGTTATTGCTGGTGGTCCTACTAGCCAGCCCGTTCCATCCCCTGCTAAGCAAACAACAATTGAATCGCCACTAGCCAAAGTGACTGAGCTAAAAGCTGTCCAAGGGTCGGCACTTGCCTTATTTTGAGCGGTACCTAAAGATGTAACGACAATTGCCATATTATGGAAGTCCCGTTATGTCAGCAATATCGAAGTCGTAATGCGTTTTACCCGACACCATATTCAGAATAAAATCGTAAGCCGTCGATGGCTGAACATCGAGGCTGAAGCTGCCGCCCTTTATAGCCGTACATTGCTCAGGCAGGACATAGTGAGCGATGAGGACCTGCGTCTGCGCCTCATAAATGTCTAGAATCTTATTCCCGCCTTGGCGGGCCGTGAGTTGGATACTCAGTCGAGTAGTCGTATCTTCAGTGATAAGCTGGTTCGTCGCGGGTTTGCTGCTCGAAACGCTTCCTGAGAACGACCAGAGCGTTTGAGCCGCCACAAGAAGCGGCGCGGCTGTGAAGAGGAGGATGGCTATGAGGGTTGCTCGGAACATCTGATACCTCCTTATGGGCAGACCCCGCTAGGGTCGCCCTCGTTCATGACGAAGCCGACGAACTGCACATCACGAACCGCCCTCGGCCCTCGGTTCTCTGCCGTCATGCTCCTACATGACAAGCAGGCTGCCCAGGGGGAAACCCAAGCAGCCCGCGATTCACCGCCCGCTCAGCTACGCCGCATTGAGCGCGGCCATCTGCGCCTTCCACTCAATTTGCCAATCGCGGTCCGCAAGAGCCGCAGGATCGCGCAGCCGCTCTTGGAAGGCTATAGCTAGCTGAGCCTGTCGAGCCTTTACGCGCATGTATGGCAGGATTTGGCGCAGGAAAGACTCGGCCGATTCTGAGTTGCAATAGAATTGCCACCCCTCTTTATGCCTTGCAGCGTAGCGCGTTTTGCGCGAAATAGCCCCTACGCCAGCAATCTCAGCAATCCATTCGAGAACTGGTTTGTTGGTGTTGGTGATTGTGACACGAGGCCGAATCCCCCTGTTCGGAGATGTTTTGTGATTAGCATCTATCAACATGATAGAGCCTTCTCCATCCAGGAAGCCCGCGATATAGGCTCCATCCGTTGGGTTGATTTCATTCGCCTGATATCCTCTCCGATATCTTGTTTTGCTCGCACATGCTATCGAACAGAATATATTGTCCCGTGGCTTTCCTGAGATGCCCACTGTGAATGAATTGCCACATGTCGGACATATCTTCTGCTCCGATGGATGCTTGTCCTTATGATAACAAGCCCGACTGCAATAGATTTGCTGCCGGTCTGGGAATCTGCTAACTCGAAGCGGCTTCCCACATGTCTTGCACTGCATCTTGGTATACCTCCCATCTTAGATGGGCATAGTATATCAGATACAATGTATGTTATCAATCAGGGAAACGAGAACCTATATTGCAATTCCAACGTGTCGGTTGTTTCTTTGGTGATTCCGCCTGCTCCCGTGCTATGGGCGTAGATATGGCCCGCTGCATTCAGCGAGAAGTTGGCGTATTCGATAACGACCTGCTGTGTGGCAGGGTTCGTGGCAGTGAACAGGGCGCTGTAGTAGGCGGTGTTCGCAGTGATGGCGCGCCCAGCTGAGACGCGTGTTCCAACCTCGGTGGTCAGCGTGGTATCGCCGACGGCTGGCTGTGTCGAACCGGTGCCGATGCCAAGGTTGATGGCGAAGCCGCCGGCCGCGCCGCCGGTGAAGTAGCCCGCCAGCATGTTCTTGCCCGTCGTCGTGACGATATTGGGGAACCATTGCTCTACCTTGAGCCGTGCCCCATGCTCATCAGGGTGACGGTCCCACAGCCTCACGCCAAAGAAACCCTCGGTAACCTGTGCCTCAGGCAGGCCGAACTCCTCGCGCAGGTCTTCCAGCTTGGGGTCGCGTGGTGTCAACGGAAAATAGCTGCTCATCTCTTCCTCCTAGTGATCAGCCCACTGCGCGAACATGCTTACCCTGCCAGTGCCAATACCGCTGAGCCAATCAACGGTTGCTTGCAGATACCCATAGTTGGCGGAGATAATCGCAGAGCCGCTGTTGGCAGCCCCTGTGAACGCCCAGGCAGTGACGGGATACCAGCCCATCCCAGGATGCGGACTGGCGTGGAGCGTGCCGCCGAGACTGGCAGAGTTTGCGCTTGAGGTGACCGCCGTATGAATCCAATGGACCATCCCGACGCTGTTATCGTAGCCAGAGACAACCTGACCCCCCAGCGCTGTTCCGAGGGCGCTGGCTGAGAGCAATAGGAATCCACGATCGCTCACCGGTTACTCCACTGCGCGAAGAGTTGCCCCGTCGCATTGGCGGTGAAGGTCAGCGTTGCCATGAGGTGCCCGTAGTTGCCGCTGAGCATGGCGCTGTTCCGAAACACGGTGTTATTCCAGGCGAAGGCGCTAATCGGGAACCATCCCATACTAGGATGTGGGCTTCCCCACAGCGTTCCTGATCCAGTGCCGACGCCGCTCCAGTAGACCATGCCATTCCGGTAGGCGTATCCCGAGACAATGAGGGGCTGGCCAGCGGCATCGAATCCTGTGCCGCTGGCCGTTGCGCTCAGTAAGAGGAAGCCCCGTTCGGCCATGTGGCCGCCCTATGCTACGGTTGGCGCCGTCGAGCTCGAACTGAGATACCAGTATCGGTCGTCCGTGAAGCCGACGCCGAACCACACACGCACACGGTAGCGAAACACATCGGAGGCCAGATACTCCTCGTTGTTCGCGTCCGCTCCCGTTGCCTGGAGGATTTGCAGCGGCTCGACCTCCTGCATGACGAAGCCGCGCCGAGCAGTGCCAAGCACCCAGTTGTAGGCGTTGCCACCCCGGGCCACCTGAGGCGTGACGATGAGGTTTCGCACCATGCCGCGGAAGACGTTATCCGTGCCGGTGCCGTAGACATTGGCGGCGACGTTCGCGGTCTCGAAGACCGCAGGCCCAGTTCGCTGAAGCTGTGTGCTGAAGAGCAACTGCCGTGCCGCATATTCGCTGCGTGGGCCGACGATGAGCGTATCAGGACGGATGTTGAGATAACGCCCTGAGCGCGGGTCCTTCATTGTTGCAATGGTCGAGAAAGCCAGCTCGAGGCCAGCAGCACTCAGCGTTGTGGCGTTGGTGTTGTTGCCAACATCGTTGTCGGCTGAGGTCTTCACGTAGTTCGCAGTGGCGAAGAGTGGCGTATAGACGGCCTCCTCGATTGTCTGAGCCGCTCGCGCTCCCTGGTCTTCCGCCAGTTGCCGGATAAGGCCGGTGCGGTCGAACTTCAGCATCTCCTCGGTGATGGCCAGAATATCGCCATACTTGTAGTTGCGGATACGGCGCTCTGGTAGGAGTTCAGGGCGCACACGAGGGTATGCCTCCCCCTCGCCCACTGTCCTCAGTGTGCCGAGCCGCCCCAACTCGACCCATGTCTCAAGTTCCTTGTTTGAGGTCTCACGGGCAGCGACCTGTTCCCAGGTCGATGGCTCAGCTGAGAATGAGCTGAACATGATGGATCGCAGACCGTCCTGGAGCAGCACCGACATCTGCGAAGTCGTCAGGGCATCCTCTTGGAAATGCCCGACCTGCTGTGCCATTGACTGCTCATACCAGTCCGAGAGGCGAGCGCGGCCACGACCCTCTAGGAGCTGGAGTCCAAACCCGCCGTTATATGCTGGAGCCGTAGCCATGTGGCCCTCCTATGTTTGCCAGAGCCCGAAGAGGTTCGGGACGATTTGGATATCGAGTTGCGCGCTCACGCCATCCGCGCCGCCTGTCGTGGCTCGCCGCAGCACGCGCGCCACAGCAGAGTTCGGGTAGGCCGAGACAGCTGCGGTTGCGTTGCCCATGCCGGTGATGAAGTTCGGCGCATTCGCTGCGGACCAGATCGCCGCCTTCCCTGTGCGCCCTGTCTGACCCACCTGACCAGAGCCCCCGTCAGTAGGTTGAAGCCACGTCCCTGCTGTGTAGGCCGAATGGCCCGTCACGCGGTAGATGTTGCTAGGCCCACCCACTGGCATCGCCGTGAGATGGTAAGCGCTTCCCTGATTGGTCCATTTCGGCGATTGATCCAGCGCGATGCCGATGCCTGAATGGGCGATATAGCCCAGTGCAGTGTTCGCTCCTGAGACGGCGATCGCTGTGCCGCCTGAGAAGAAGAGGAAGTCGCCGACATGGGCCGTGTTGGTCGTCGCCTTCATGTCCACGATGGCGTGAACCCCGGGCTGCGAGAGTGGGAAATACTTTACTTCTGCCATTGTTGTTCCTCCGTAAGCCTAGTGGCCGTGTCTCACACTAGGCGGTCTGTCCACGGATGCGGTCACGATATTCCCAAACGCTCTCACCTGGCTTGACAAACGCACCACGAATGCCGAGAACCTTGGTGCCGAAGGCTTCCGTCACGGTGGTCTCGTCGGCTGAAGATCCCTGCCCAGCGCCGGTGATAATTGGGCGCAGATTGAGCTTCTTGATCATCCCCACCTGCCATTCCACAAAGGCGTCCTGCTCATCCTCGGCAAGCAAAGCCGCCTGCTCCAGCAGATCGCTGAAGAGCACCTTGGGCAGTGGCGACGCCTCCAATTTGGCGCGAGCGCTCTCGCGTCTTTTGCTCGCCTCCAATTGCTCGGCCAGCGGCTTGATGGCCTCCTGAACCACAGAGGCGACCTGCTCATTGATGTCCGTCATCTGAACCTCCTTGTGTTCAGGGTGATAGTTTCGCCAGTCATCGAATGAAACGTCCTTGAGGAGATCGGCCAGCCAGTCCGAAGCCACGAGTCGCTCGAAGCGCCCGCCGGCCGCCGGCTTCGTCACGATGTCCGCCGAATGCACGACGGTGAGTCCTTCGACGATGGTGCCTTTTCGCCCATCAGCGATGCCCTCACGGGTGCGCCCGCCGGCGCGGAGGCTGATGCCGATGTCCGCCTTGCCAGCGATGGCCTCCTGCACCCACGGCAGCAGTTCCTCTTTGGCCTTGCCAATGAGCCGCAGTTTCGCCTTGAGATCGCCATTCGGGGCTTGGTGCACATTCTCAAAGATACCCGCCAAGTCAGATACGGAACGATTGGGCCGCTCACGCTGCTCCGTGCGGCTGGGATGGTCAATGAACGCAGAGGTTCCCTCAAAGAGCTTGATCGATTGGCGCAGCACATCGGGGCTGTAGTAGCGGCCATTCTCGGACCAACCAGCCTTGATGATCGTCACATCGACGATGCCCTCAGCCTCTTCTCCAATCTCGACCGCCTCAGTCACGCCAGCGAGCACCGTCTCTTCATCCTCCTTGAAGGCGTCACCAAGCGCGGCGCTCATGCCCATAGCCTTTGCACGCTTGCGGATGTGGGCCTTAGCCGCAGCAGGGTCACTCGCCCGCCCGATGGCGTGCATGGCGTTCATGAGGTCCAGGCGGCTCTGAATGGGGAAGCCGCCCCCAGACATGGCTTTACCCGCCTTGGCAAGCCGTTCTCGCTCATCAGCGCTGAACTCCCGCTCGAAGATGTCCTCATCCTCAGTGATGAAGCTGAGGTCTACATCTTCCGTCTCTTCTTTTTCGGCTATCGCTGCTTCTGGCATTGCGAAGGCCCCTCTGGCACAACAAAAAGCCGCCCAGCTTGGGCGACTGAATCGCACAGACTGGGCGGCTTACCGCCTAGATATTCGGTTGTTTCTAGGCTATACGCAGATGGTCTTGTTTGTCAAGCCTGCTCGGAAAGCTACGACCAGAACCTAGGATGTGTAGCCCCGCCGGACGGTTTACCGAGCAGGTTGTGTCTAGGCTAGATCACAGGCAGGGCAAACATGGTCAACGAAGTAATGATAACTCGTTTCGCCCATAAGCCTACCCGGGAATGCGCCGCAAGAGGTCTGCCACAATCGCCGCATACTCCTCGGAGTCGGGCTCAGGCAGTAATTCGCTCAGCTCGATGGCCTGCTCATGCTGCTGCCCATGATGACGCCCCCACAGCACCAGCACGCTGCCCTTGAGCCGCGCCATCGTCACGGCGTTGTTGCGCCGCTGGCAGGATTCGCAAAGGATACGCCGATCAGCGGCTATCATCAGCAAGCGCCTCTATCTTCCTGACTTCTTGGTCCGTCAATCCTGCTAGGCGTAAAGGAAGTAAGCGCATAAGTCGTTTCAACAAGGATTCATGGGTTTGTCGCCCATGCACTCGAACTGTAAGGAACAATGTGCCATTTGGTTGAAAGAATTCTGTGATGTCACCTTCCATCATAACAATGGTTTCTGTTTCAGATCGACCTGAAGGATGGTGCCAAGTGAAGGAGATTTTCATAGTGCTGGCAGCCTTCGCTTGTCCCTCCATTGTGCGTACGTCTCACGCGGCGGGAACTCGCTCTCGATCTCCGGCAAACCCAATTCGCGGTTGGATTTGCGCACTGGAATTGTCGCGCAACGACAGCGAACGTGCCGGGGCGGGCGCTCTCCTTGTCCTATCGGCCATACGCGCCCATCGAGCGGGCCACAGATGGGACATACCCTGTCATCCCTCGCTGTCACCCATTCCCAGCCTTGGAGGATGTCAGAACGCGCAGCATCAACCGCCGCTGCGCCAAGATTGCTCGACCGCAGCAGTTCCGTTCGCGCAATCATCTCAGTCCGCGCGAAGTTACCCTTGTTGGCGATGGCTGCTGCCTTTGTGCGGCGCCCTATGGGCCAGCCTAGTTCGTTTGCGAGCCGCTTCTGCGCTTGATAGATGCCTTCTCCCAGCACTTGGCTCGCCGTCATGCTGTTGCGCAACTTACGGATAAAGTCGATTCGTGCATCGCCCAGCCGGTCAAAGAAATGCGCCCCTTCGTAAGGGAATACCACGGCGGCGATAACGGCTTGCTCCGGCAGAAGCGGTAGCGTAAAGGCAACCTGAATTGGGAGAGACTGCGAGAGTTGCCAGCCACGCAGGTAATAGGAGTCTCGATAGTTCTGTTGAAATGCGTCTCGCAGATCAAGAGCGATTTGGCTAGTCAGCGTATCAATCCGCTGAATAAGCTGCTGGAAGAGAAATACTTGCCGCTGAGGTTGACCTACGTCAGTGATGCTCCATGCCATAGCGCCGAAGCGGAGGAAGGTGTCTTGGAGGATGCGCGAGAGCTCACGGGCAGCATCGATGTAGTAGCCGCGTAGACGGAGAATCGCCTCATCCTCAAGACGCCGAATACGGTTGACGGTGTAGGCTTGGAGACGGGCGAGACGCGGATCGCTGATCTGCTCGGTTAGCGTCCCGATGGCTCCAGTTGGTCAAGATGATAGGTGCTGTTACATTCAATGCAACGATAGATCGTTTCAATGATGCTCTCAGTGCCGTTTGAGAACACCTCCACGGAGTCTGTCTTATGGAACCGCACGGCACCACAGCCGAGACGCGGGCAGCGCAGTAAGGAACTGTCTCGCACCAGCGTCGCTGTCACAGCCTCTACTACCCGCATTTGTTCCTGTTGCACGCCGTTCCTCCTCGGTCTGCCTCGCTGGGCCATTATGGTTCCTCGTCCTCTTCTGGCTCATTTCGCCCATTGCGCCCTGGGATGCTTGGGACTAATTCATTGCCCAGCTTACGGCCCGCCATCACAGCAGCGGCATCAGCCTGATCCTCCGCATCGATCTTCTCCTCCTCAACACGCCAATCGTAGCCAGCCCTGGCCGCGATGGTGGACTTGCTCGCCCAGCCGTTCTGCTGATGCAATGTGAGCGCTTCCGCCAACTCCTTCGGGTCGTCATCCACAATCTGCTGCGCCGTCACCTCGAAGGATTCATAGATGCGGATCATCTTTCCCGTCGGTTCCTCATCCTCGGTATATTCCTCGATCTCGCCATCAAGGTCTAGACCAGCGAGCTGTAGCACGGCCTCATAGACAGGGCGCCATACCTCCTGCGTGTAAATGTCCTGGTAAGCCAAGAACGAGCGCAGAGCGGGGAGTTGCTGTGAGCGAGCGGTTGCGAGATTGGCATTCTCACCTTCGCTCACCATGTATTCGGGAATCGGGAAGCCAATAAGGGCCATGAGCTTGATCTGCCGCCCGTCCTCCGCGGCACGGTCCGCGCCGACATTGCCGCCCATGTCGTTCAGCACTTCCTTGTCGCTGCTTACGTAGACAGAGCCAGGGGCAGGCGGCTGCCTGAATGCAGACCGCTTCGCGTTCACCTGTCCTTGTGTCGCGTCCTTGAGCTGGAGATGGTAGAGAAAGCCCTTGTAACGGTTGATACGGGCGCGGTTGGCGAGCCAATCGTTGTAAGCCCGTAGCCACGGCATGATGGCGAACAGTTCAGAGCGACCACGCACCTCGTAGCCAACGGTGTTGATATAGCCATGCACGATCTCACTGGCGTCAATGCGCTCTAGCTTGCCTGATTCGATCTGTGGGTAGCCAGGGGCCCCTGTCCCAGTCTCAGGATGCACATGGTAGGCCACCACATCGTCGCGGTTGCCCTCGGCACTTTCCACGTATTCGACAAGCCACGGTTTTAGCGTCACGGCATCGGCGCGGACAAGTTCGCCCTGCTGTCCGTTACCGACGATGCGCACGAATACCTCACCGTCACGCAGCAACTGCTCAAACCACTGGCGTTCCCAGCGCTGAATCTTGCGCCGGTTGTCTACACGGAATTGCTCCAAGATCGCCTTGACCCTGGGATTTCGGTAGGTGATTGAGAGTCCTGTCGAGACCACGAAGCCTCGGATGACGCGAATGGCACCCTTGGCAAGTGAGTTACGCTCCCACAGGAAATGCGCTCGGCGTATGACTTCCTCGCGTTCAGCAGGCGTCCATTCTCGTATCTTGTCGGGAACTGGCATACCCTCAAGGGATGCTTGCGTGTTGCCTGCAAAGGGCTGCCCGAACTCGAAATCAAAGGTGCTGTCGTAGGCCGCTTCAGTGAGCTGGAAGCCGCCCATGTACTCTCGCACCATCTCGCCAGCGCGCTGCTCGGCAAGGCGCTCGACGTTGGGACGGAGGAAGCGATCAAGGATACCCAAGATTACCGCTCCCTGAATCCCTCACGGTATGCCTTGGCATCGTCATCTCTCACCATCTCAGGCTTCGGGCGTGGCAGGTTGGCATCCCACGTCACAAGCGAGTCCGCGCTGGGCACGTAGCCCCAGCCACCAGCCGCGAACACATCGCCCTCATTCGAACCTGGGAGCTTATCCAGCCAATCAGCAGGAGGCCCGTCAGTATCCGCCGACGAATCCTTGGTCGTCATACTCGCCTCCCGCCTCCATGAGATCGGTCAAAGCATACACCAGTGCATCCACTAAGTCATCATGCTCATTGCTCACAGGAAAACTCGTCATCTGTTCCTCAAGTTCGCCAAAGCGCCCAACATGGTGCACCCGTCCCTGCTCATAGAGCGCTGCGATAGGCTCAGCCCGTAGCACCTTGCCACGGCTCGCTTGCACCATCGTAATCGGCAAGTCCGGCCGCACACGCCGAAGCGTCGCCTCAACCATCTCACCACCGTAGTTCTTTTCCGCCACGATACGGTCCGCCCGCCAATTCTGATAGAGCGCTGCTGCCCGCTCAGCCCAAGCATTCGGGCTCACACGCAGTCCAAGCGCACGCATCACATAGTAATGGCGGTCCTCACCCTTGGCAGCAAGCACGATGCCGGTCTGATCCGCATGCTTGCGCGTCGATCCAGCTGGGTCTATAGCAATGACGATGCGCTCTAGCTGCGGCGGCACCTCTACCCGTTGCTGCTCGATCCAATCCCACTTCCACAGCGCTCCCTCCCGCGGGGCTGGGCGCTGCTGGTAAAGGCTCGCCCACCAATACTCACCAATGCGCCGACGTAGCTCATAAAGCTTGCCCACAGCGTAGCGCTCTGGCCACAGTGCCTCACCTTCAGCGCGGCCAACAGGATCATCCTCCTCAGCGATGGCCGGCAGCCGCAGTACCTCCCAAGGCTCGCCGTCGTCCACCTGGCGCAACAGCCTGCCCGCAAGGTCGTCGGAATGCCAGCGCGTCATGATGACGATGACGACCGCATCGGGCTCAAGGCGGGTGTATGCTGTGGACTGCCACCATTCCCAGGTGCGCTCACGGTAGGTGACACTCTCAGCCTCATCGCGGTTTTTCACGGGATCGTCAATGATGAGCACATTGGCGCCGCGGCCCGTCATGGGACCGCCGACACCGGTGCAGAACATGCCGCCGCCTTGCGTCGTCTCCCAGGCCCCTGCTGCCTTGCTGTCCTCGCGCAGCGCAAATCCAAGACGCTCTGAGTGCGCCGTCACAACATCACGGACCCGCCTACCCCAGAGCGTGGCGAAATTGGCCTCATACGAGGCTAGGATGACATTCTGCTCAGGGTGCTGCGAGAGATACCAAGCGGGGAAGTATTTGGAGCACATGAAGCTCTTGCCGTGCCGTGGCGGCATCTCGACGATGAGGCGCCGTATGTGACGTTGGCTCAGTGCTAGGAGCGCCGCGTCAAGCGCCTTGATGTGGGGTGGCTCTAGCCACCGGGAATCGTCAACTTGAGCTAGAGCGCTGGGCGTAGCATATTGCAGAGGACGCTGCTTCCGGTTGGCCGCCAGCCGTGCGGCGAGTTCCAAGTGGCCGAG